AAACTATCACATAGTTTGTTGACATGGTTATGGGAGTACTTATCACCCCACTTCACAAATATAATATTCAAGATAAACATCCTACAATATGGACTCTTAACTCATCACTAGTATTTACATAAGTATGATAAAATGTAGTATCTACAATGTACATGTTACCGGGTTCCATTCTTATTACTTCATCCTGAACAACCATAAAGTTTGTTTCTGTATTACTAATTAACGGAATGTGAATTCTATGTGTTCTATCTCTGTGCCACGAATAAGTATTTTTATTCATGCTCATTATCCTAGATCTATATGCAGTCATTCTTTTCAATAAAGAATTAAGATAAGGCGTGTTCCAAAGAAACTCTTTAAATTCAGACACTTTTTTATTACTGCGAATTAATGATCCTGTCCCAAACTGATGATCAGAAATTCCTTCACAACCCTGTATCATAATTTGTTGATACTTTTTATCACCAACCAACTTAATTATATTATAGTATTCTAACAGTAATTTATCTAGATCTACTTTTTCTACTAATTCATAATACATAAAAGGTATTTACTTTTTAAATTACAAACATTAGTCGTTTGTAAATGTGTTATCATTGTAATATAGTGCTTTGTCGATGAATATTCTATATTCTTCATTTATACTTCTGAACAAGTCGATCATATCTATCTGGCACCAATTATCGACTAATTTATCTTTCCTACATGTCCAAAAGTCCATTACTGAAATGCGTGGTTTTTTCCCCTCTGGTTTAAATCCAAAGTATTCTCCTTTGTGAGTGCAAGTCATACTTGGATGGCCCATCAAAGCTGCCTTATTCCCTTCAGAAAAAATAACTTTGTTTATTCCCTTTGATCCATCTCTATCTGGAATGAAAGATAGGAATTTAGATTGATGATATTTTTGAAATTCTTTGAGTCCGTGAAGGTCTCCTATACAAAATGGACCTACCCACCACATATCATCTACGTTCCACCATTTTTCCAACTCCATCGATGATAGGTTTTTTCCATCATACTTACGAAGACCTTTAATCATTTCCCACAATGTTTGCCAACAATTTTCATTTGTTAATTTTACAGTAGGTTTATGAATTCTCTTACTTCTATTGGAATCAATACAAGAATCAGATCCCCAGAATGAACTTTTCTGCCAAGGACAATAATTATTTTTAGCCAATAGCTCTGTAATATCTATATTAACAAAGTGACCATGAATGTTCTCATGCTCTCCAATTTGGAATACATATCTTTTATTATTAGCCTTTAAAGACTTCCATGATTTAGAAAAAACTCCAGTTATGTAATACGCCTTAGCTTTACAGAATTTTCCGTCGATAACTGCATTGCTTGTCACATCCATTATTTCTACTGTTTGCCTTTCTTCAAAACAATTTAAGAAATCATACCAATCTTGGTCAGTTTTAAACGGATAAGAATATATTTTATTCATATACAATCACCTTAAAATTAAGATTACTTTTTATTTTTTCTCTATAACAATGCTCATAGCCAAACTTAGTTTTTTGATTATATTTACATTTAACTTGATGGGAGTATACTATATTATTTGGAACATGTCCACCGTACAAATAAGACACCCAATTTTGATTTGAAACATCTGTGTCGTAAGAGCCTTTATCAAATCCACCAAAAGGTCTTAAATTAAAATCTATAGAATAAATATTATTTTTTTTATCTATAAGAAACTGCCAACCAAACAACTTGTTATCTATGTAAATTAGATCTTTTAACTTCTCTACACTGTCTGAAATAATATCTATGTTTTCCTTTTGCAGGTCAGGTGTAGTTAAAGACATAAGTGGACAGTTATTATTATATTTCATAATGTGATTGTTCAGCCAATACCACGTTCCTTTTCTTGCGTAAAAGTGACTTGATATTATGTAATCTATTTCGAGATAATCTTGAACAAAATTATTATTATTCTTTAACTGCGATCTTTTTAGTATCTTAAATCCTTCACCGCCTGAATAATCAGTTTTAACTATTATATTTTTAGATTGATTGGGGACTGTAGGAATATCTAGAACTTTAAATATTCTATCTTGTTCCATCTTCGAATAAAAAAAACGAATATTACTTTCGTTGAGAAAGCTATCAGGACATAATTTTTTTTCAGTATCTAGATATTTTTTTGTTTCTTTAAAATTTATTAAATTATTAAATTTTTTACATTCGAGAGTTGATATTGACGATAACAGTGGATCATCATTTTCATGATAAAAATCTTTCTCGATATTTAAAACTGTAACTTTATTGTTGCAAGACAATGCAAATTTATACGCTGGCAATAGTTTTTTTTTACGCCTAGCAACAAAGTTACTGGTAAACTATCAATTCTTTTAAGGTCTTGCATTTTCTTATTTCACGTCTCTTAGTTTTCTCATCAGTTTTATTAAGTCCCTCAAAATTCTTAGAATCCTCTAGAATATCTAACTTAAGTTTAAACACTGCTTCTTCGTTAGTATTAAGATCATTTATGAGATTGTATAAACTAGATACAGTTGATTCATTGTTTATAGAAGACGATATATCCATAACTCTAGCATCGTATTTGTTACGGATGCCACTAACTTGACTATCATAATCCTCTTGTAAACGAGTTGTCTGACTATCATATTCATCTCTCAAAAGAGTTGTCTGACTATCGTATTCATCTCGCAAACGAGTTGTTTGCTCTGCAGCAAGCTGTTCAGCAAATTTCTCAGCCACTTTATACTGAAGATAAGATTGTTCTCTAATCCAAGATACTGTCGAATCTGCAACCTTACTAGGTGTCCATTTAGCTTCTTTAAGTATCTTCCACGCAATGGATGTTGTAGGACTAGCAGGAAAGAAGAACGGTCTTGTCTTACCATCTTCATCATCAGTATACAAAACTTCAATTGTAGTGTTTTGTGGGTCTGTATATCTCACTGAGATAATATTATCTTTAGTAAACATTAGAATAAAGCTGCCTGTAAATAGTATGTTGTTTCAGTAGTAGGTGTACCATCTGGAAATTCTTGCGCTCGATAATCTGTACTACTAACTTTATGCGTCTGAAAGTTACCAGACCCACCAGTTAGTTTAGTGTCCACAATAGCAGACGCCATTTGTGTTCCAGTAAGAGATGTTACTATAGAATATTGAATTCTTTTTCCTGCCACGTTAGCTGTGGCATGTCGAATTACATCTTGAAGAACAGTGCCAAAATTTGCTTCAGTGTATGCTTGAAGATTATCATTATCTCCATCTTTAATCTGAAGAGGTGTCGTAGGACCAATATAAGAAGATCCTGCTGCATGATCTCTTTTCCATCTTTTTAAGTAGTAGCTTTGGACTGTAGTAGGAAAGTCTTGAGTAGTTCCTGCTGTACCAATATTCGCTGCTAAGAATGATGATGTATCAGCGATTGTGTTTGTAAAGACAGGACTTGTATCTACAGCAAAGTTATGCAGATTAGTAGTACTTCCAGTTGTTACAAAAAACATTCCATCATGATCGTCTACAGAGCTTGTATACCCATTTGTTACGAGCCTTAACAAAGCTGGATCTACAAATGTGTCTAACATATCAGACAGAGACATTGCTTGAATGGAACCTGTGCTACTGTCGTAGAAAACCGGGAATGCTTTGTTTGCAGTATCAGTAGCAGTAGAAGCTGATGACGCTGAAGATATCTTATCATAAGTTACAGTGAGCGTTGTAGGTTCTGCCGTATCTGCCTCAGTAGGAGATCCAGATGACGAAACTGTTGATGTGCCAGATATCAATCTAGTATCATCCATAGAGTCTAATGAACCGCTTGAAGCAACATAGCTTAATGAAACCGCTGGATTAAGACCGTACTGACGAATTGTTTCATCAACACAATCAGTTATCATTGCAGCAGTCATTTGAGCTATACTAGAACCATCCCAATAGAGAGGTGTGCGGACTGCCATTTAAACACCCCTAATAGTTTTTACTGTAGATCCTGCGGAATCTTTAATGTTAAGTGTTTCGGTCTCAAGTCCGATTATATTTACGGCATTTCCCATATTAGAATGAGCCGAACACTGATAGTGAAGTGTGAATGGTGTATTTTCAGCCACTGTAATTTCAGTGTAAGCACCAGCACTTCCAGCAGTACCGTTAGTTGTCACACCCGCCGTCCAAGCAGAAGCTTTTGCAGAATCCAAATAAAATAAAATAGGATGTCCTGAATTAGATGAGTCTGCTTGATCAAATCTATACGTTGATCCGGGTAATAGCGTAATGATAGGAGCTTCTATTCCGTCGATCTTAAAACCATTAGCAGAGCCTGTGCCATTATATCTATGATTAGATGATTTGCTATCAACAGTTACCGTAAATGTCTTAGTAACAGATTTGTGCTGATAAAGGTCTCTGGTTGTGGTTAAAAAATTGTTGGAAGTAAAGTTTCCATCTACGTAGTTATTAGATGTAAACCTTCCCTCTACATAATTGTTGGAAGAAAAAGCAACAGCATCTAAGCCGTCAAGCCTGTCTGCAGAACCAGAAATACTGATTGCATACGTTCCAGACAACCGCCCTGATGCAATTGTACCTGACGCTAAGTTAGTAGCATTTGTTGTAAAATCTTGAACATAATTATTAGACGTAAAAGTGGATTGTACATAAGTGTTAGTAGCTCTTAAACCTATTCTGGTATCAAGAGTGCTTGCCACGTAGTTATTGGATGTAAAGATATTCTTTACAAAGTTGTTGGAAGTAAATCTTCCTTGAGAATATCCATTAGACGTGTAAGTAGCAGAAAGACCAGCTTCCGTAACATCGCCATTGGCGTTTACGTTTAAAGCTAACTTACTAAGATTCTTGTTTACTGACATGAAGATCCCCGTCTAATATTTCTACTTCTGAACAAAAGAAAGATGGAATGTTGCCATCAAAAGCTCCACCACTATTTAGGAAGTTTTTTGTTCTATGGGCATATTTAGACTTAAAGAAACCGGATACGATCATATCATCCGTGTTCTGAACTACTAGCCAGCACTTATGTAGATTAGATTTTTCGACTCTAAACTTGTTCATTCGCAAACCACCAAAGTGTATACAGGATCGAAAATTACCTCGATCCTGTATTTATACTATATATTAGTGAGCCAGTCTGACACGATAGGAACCTTTTTAGCAACAATAGGTTTCATCAAAGAAGCAATTTCTGTATGCTCCTTTTGTGTTCCGTTTGACTGCCTTAGATCAAGGTAATGAAGCCAAGATCTTAGAGTGCCATTCATAGTCATTCGAGTCATCTGCATTCCTTCAGGCAAAATAACCCTTGCGCACTCTTTTGCCATGTTGTTTTCCAAGGCCCATTTATAAGCCAAAGTAACTTCATGCTGCAGTTGTTGCTGTTTAGCTTCCCATTGTCTCTTTAAAACATCGTCATCTGTCTCAATTGAGTTTTGACGATTTTTAGTGTCTTGCAATCTAAATTCTCTTGTTGTCATTCCAAGCTGAGTTGTCTCTGCATATCTTTGAGAAAACTCTTGGTAAGAGAAGGATCTGTGACGTAAAATTTGCCGTGCAATATCTCTAGGCGTGTCGATCTCAAAGACAAGATTGACCATTTCCAACGGAGACCAGTGGGCGTTTCGAATAAGATAGTCAATGAGTTTGGGTGCTGTTTCGTAGTTGCCCTGATTGTCAGGATTACTCACTCTAGCACAATAGGCAATGATACCAGAGGTGTCTGGGATACCCGAATCTTCTTCGGGCTGGGTTGCCGCTAAAAGGCGTACTTTATTCACTACATAAAATCCTTGAATTTATTCATATTAAACTTATCAGCCGTACTAGTGTTGTCAAAAACAGGAGAGTCCATAATGTCGTCATTGGCTGTGTCTTCAACATTATACAATCTCATTTTAGTCATATCAACACCAACAACAAATCTTTTGTACTTAGAAGGATCGCCATAACGGTTTTTCAATTGTTTGATCATCAACTGACCAAGCTCATCTAGCTCTTCAGTTCTGATCAAAGCTACCATAAAGTCTGCAGTGGCAGGTAAGCCAAAAGATTCAGACGTGTCTTCAAGTCCAATATCAGAATTAACGAATCCAGACCTTGTAGTCTGTGTAGCTGACACAATAGGTGGACCAAACTCCACAGAAAGACCCCTAAGCTCTTCAGCAATGCTTTTGATATAGCCATAGGAATTCATGTTAGAACCGGGCTTAACCCTTGCTGATGAGCATATGTTAAGATAGTCGATGTAAATGATATCCGGAAGAAAATTCTTTTTAATTTTAAGCTCATTAAGAAGAACCCGGAAATGATTGGCGTTAGCAGACGCTGTTGGATATTCTTTAACAACTAGTCTACCAGCAGTCTTCTTTTTAAGCTTCTCCATCTTAGAGAAGTAACTATCTTTCTTAAGGTCTTTGATTTCACCAATGGCCACGTCAAGCAAGTTAGCATCAATTCTCTCAGAAATACGCTCTTCTGCCATCTCAAGAGTTATATAAAGAACGTTCTTGCCGTCTGCTATATTTGATGCAGCACAATGACACATCGCCAGAGACTTACCTACATTGGTTCCTGCAAGAAAGATATTAAGCGATTTACGAGGGAACCCACCGTTGGTCACAGTGTTCATATATTCTATATCAAAAGGAATTCTTTCTTCCTTACGATGATAGAATTCAAACCGCTTTTCATAGTCATCAAAGAAGTCGTGACCAATACTGCCATCAAAAGATACGGAGAGTGCATCCGTTAGAATCTTTGGGATAGCGCCTTTAGTGAGTTCTTGCCCACTACCATCCACAATCTCAATAGACTGCATCAAGGCGTTGTAGATAGCCTTGTCCTGACAAAACTTTTCTGTTGAATCTGATAGCCAATCAACATCAAGAGCTTCATCTTTCTCAAAGCGACTAACCAAGCTCTCAGAGTCTTTGTAGTCATTTTCAGAGATGTTTTCTATCTCTTGAAGATCAACTAAAAGAGAGCTTTTAGAGGGAAGAGCGTTGTACTTGTCTATATGATCCTTGATTAGCTTAAAAACAAGCTTGTATGATTTAGCATGAAAGTATGCCGAGTCTATGAATGGAAGTACCTTTCTAGAGTACTTCTCATCCATTGCGAGATTTGACAGGATCAGATCTTCGATCATTGACCGTACTTAAACTCCTCTTTTACTGCATCTTCGATCTTTTCCATAATCGATTCAGTAAAATACTCTTCTGGTTTTTCATAGACGTGCTTTGCAAAAACTGACGCAATTTCATCAGGGAATTTATATCTAGCACCAGATTTTTCGACAATGCCTTTACTTTCCGCAAATTCAAGAACACCATGCCACTTGCTTAATCCAGTCTTATAGTTAAGAAGAAGATCTACCTGTGAATTTTCTTTACTCAGTCTAGACTTGTTCATCTTCACAGTAATTATATTGCCTGTAAAGTCTGTACCCTCTTTGACCTTTTTCTTAGAAAGAAAGGCAATGGTCGATGCAGCAAACTTAAGACCAGAACCACCACCCATGTCCTTCATAGGAACATAGGATCCTATGACCTGATACACATGGTTGGTGATCAACAAAGGAACCTTAGCACGGGCAAGCTTTAGGGTCAGAGTTCTAAAAGTTCCCTTAATGACTTGAGATTTAGTCATGTCTCGGGTGTCTTTGCCATCATGAGAGTCTTGCATCTCTTTCTTAGTTGACATCATACCCAAAGAATCGAGAACCATCATCATTGGAGGCATCTCCTCTTCTTTGGTTCCTGCCGTCATATATTTGTCCAGAAACTTCAAAGAATGAGTGCGAAAAGACTCAATAGTATCTGGTTCAGCTAGAATGACTCTATTTACGTCAATTCCCCTCTCCTCCATCATCTGCTTTGTTACTGCAGCCTCTGTATCGTAGTAAACAACACCTGATTTGGGATTGGCCTTCAAAAACTCTCGAACAGCAGACAACACAAAAAATGTCTTACCTGTTGCAGGATCTCCGGCAAAGGCAGTTACCTTGTTGTTTGGAACGCCACCATAAAGACTACCAGAAAGAACCGCATTCAACATTAGACAACCCGTGTCAATGTATCCGGTAAACTCAGCGGCACCTTCACCATCGGCCAAAATGCTACTATCGACATCTTTAATTTCGTCAGCAAGATTTCTAAAGAAATCGCTCATATTATTCTCCTACAAAAAATGGAAGGGTGTTTCTACTTTCGTGTTTCCACCCGACAGCATCAAGAATTGCCTTGATAGGACTCAGGAAGCCTTTCTCGTACTGCAGCTTATAGTCTATGTATCTTTCCAACTCAAGTTCCTTCGGCAAACCAATTGAGCAAGATATCACTTTATCTTTAATCTTGTTGGGCGTCTTCAGGTAACAAAACTTAATCTTTTCAGCATCTTTAATCTTTTCATATTGCTTATCCAATCCAAAATCTTTAAGAGCCTTATTGTAAAGTAATACACCCTTAACATGTGCAGGTGTACCTTTTTTATAGACAACAGTGTTATCTTCCCACTTCCTAATGTTATTCGCAGATCTAGGAAATGCAACATCCTCAAAACTATGATTCGAGAAGTTATTCTTAATATTACTGATGTGCTTGATGACCGTCTGCTCATCAGTTGTCATAATAAGCTCAAGTGTCTTAATCAAATAACCACGACACACAGAAGGTGTTGATGATTTGATTGCCTCAAGGCCCATGATTTTTAGCTTTGGCTCATCATAGTAATCACCTTCATTGACATAAACGTTAAGAGCGTATCTTTTCTTTCTAGTCCAGATGCCTTTATCTGCAATACACTCACGTTTCATACTCATTTTTTGAGCATGCGCTCTAGTGTAGTCAGCCAGCTCTTGATAAGATTTTTCGATAAATGGTTTGATCTTTTTATCACAAACCTTGTCCAAGAAGTTAACAACCTTCTGTTTTGGAACCTCAGATAAGTCACCGAAAGAAAGTTTAACCAATTTATCAAAAGTAACATATAAAGAGTCAGTATCCGACGCAATAACGAAGTCTTCATCCTTAGTTCCTAAAACCTTGTTTAGATATTCATTTAGCCTTTCTTGAATCCACCGGATCGCCAACTGTCCGGACAGCGTAATTGACTCCGCACAGTTGATGTCAAACCATCTAAACCACTCGTTAGACAATGCACCATAAACAGAGTTCAACTGAATTTTCTTAGCCATCTGCATATTGTTATATCGAGATATCTGAAGCCTGTACTTATCCTCACCCGTCTCTCGATATTTTTTAGATGCTTCATTCAGCATCTTCTTATATTTCACACGATCTTGGTACATCGTTTCCATCAACTCAGACAAGAAACCCTTTTTATTCTTAGTAAACATGAAACCAGAAGCTGTTATACAACAGTTAGATTTATCTAAGCTTTCTTGTATTGAAGCTTTATTGAGACCGCCCTTTAACATGCCCTCAACTGTCACACTTTCGCCTATATGACCAACAAAGGTATCAGGAGAAATATTGTATTGCATCATCAAGTGTGGATACAGAGAGTCAAGATCAAATGAACAAACCCAATCATACATACCGGGTTTTGGTTCTTTAACATAAGCACCACGGATCTTTCCGTCTTTTTGAATATCTGTTGGCTTACTTGGAACAACAATATTTCTATCCATAAGGTGATTATGAATGATTACGTCCCACATTTTAACAGATGTTAAAGCATCAGGAAAATTAACTTTAGCATCATAGGAAAGAGCATAGACCTGATCGAGAAGACCTAGCTTGTCTTCTAATCTTTGAACAAGCTCAACGTCCTTTACGTTATACTCAACAAATAACTGATGGTTTTCTTTGTACAGATTCATAAGATTTCCGTACTCGGAATAATCTAGCTTTTTCTCACCAAGTTCTACTTGCGCAATCGTATCAAGTCGATAATTCTCTTGTTGCTTATAGGTAAACTTCTTGTAGAGGACCAAGTAATCCAAAACAGACAAACCACGAATATCTTTAATCTCTTGTTCTTCAGCACCAAATTTAGTTTTGGCCATGATAGTTTTTTCGTATATTACATTTACGGGAGATAGTTTTTTTGCATGCGATTCGCCAACAACATTGGTAAATCGGTTTACCATGTAAGGTATGTCAAACCCTTCGACATTCCATCCAGTAACTACATCAGGATTAATCTTACGCCAGTCGTCAATAAAATCTATAATCATAGCATATTCGTCATCATACCTTTTGTAGATAACGTCATCTCTGTTAGGCTTATATTCTCCGAAAGCGTAAGTGTAGTAGATGCCATCATAATGCATTGTGATTGCTGTAAATGGCTCTTTAGCTAATTTAGGATCCGGAAACCCATCATTAACCTCTACCTCAATATCAATGTTAATGACACGGATGTGTCTAGAATCGTATTCAATTTCGCCTTTGTAATTATCGTAGATAAAAGGATATAGACTTAGCTCCATACCGTAACATTCACGATTGGCAGTCTCTGCAATCTCTCTTTTAGAAGCAAAAATTTCTGAGCCGCTATCAAATACCTTTTTAAAAACCTTTTTACCGTCAATTGTGCGATATTTGGATTCGGTATCTTTAGGACATAATTCAAAGTGATATGGTCGAGCTTTATGTTTTTCAAAAAACTGCTCACCGTTCTCATAGCCTCTAATGTAGTAGCTACCTGAGTGCATGTCACAACGTGTGTAAAACTTCATACGATCTCCTCGTTTCTCCAAACATAGCAGATTGTGCGCAAACGAAAAAGCCCCCTTTCGGGGGCTTAGGTTTTTTTACGACTCTATCTTATATTCTTTTGGTCGTTTAGCTTCAGGAATATTTTTAACAAGCTTGATCTCTAAAATACCTTGTCTAAGTTTCACCGAACTAACCTCAACATATTCTCCCAAAGTAAATTTCTTTTCGAAATTCTTCTTTGAAATTCCACGATGATAATAGCTATAATCTATCTCACTACCTTCATTTAAATGTCTCTCACCCGTTACGGTTAAGATCCTATTGGCAGCAGACTCATCATGAACAACCTTTAACTCGTTTTCCGAAAAACCAGAAACAGCAAACTCAATAATAAAATTATGTTCGTCTGTTTCAATGATATTATACGGCGGATAATTAGATTGTTGTGAGGACAAATTCTCAAGGGTCTCTAATGTTTTTTCTAGACCGATGAAAAACGGCGAATTGTAATATACCTTGTTCATACGCTTTCTCCTTTTATAAAGCAAAAAAGAACCATTGAACCCTTCCGGCATTCAATGGTTCTATTTATACAAAATGTAATTAGAGATCAAGGTATTTTTTTGGATCCTATATTATATTTCGGCACCAAGTCCCATTGTTCTTTCTCTTTATGAGGAACAACTTTGATTTGGCTCATCGAAGCAGTTGGATCTTTCGTCTTGTCTGGGTCTTTAACTTTTAGGAGATTCCACTCTGCAAGAAGATTCGCAATAGTATTGAGACGGCCCGTATCATTTTCTTCCATGTTTGAGGGCTTACCATCTAAAGCAAACATTTGCTTAAAATGGACAATATAGTACTTACCCTGTTTATGGAGAATATGGCAGGACTGGAAAAGTTTCTTTTCCTTCCTAGAAGATACACCTATTCTAGTAAGTGTCTCTCTAATTTTTCGAAAGTCGTCTTCACCTTCAAGATTTACTTCAATAAATGAATCAATAATATTTGCGTTCATACCCCACCTTCATCATACATTTCTCTCAGCATATTTAATTGTTCTTCTGACAACAGCTTCATTACCTGCTTTGTTTTATGCTGATTATATTTATATATTTTAGAAACTAAGTATTCATCATCTGTTGAATTATTTTTAGGCCAAGGGGTGAATCTCTTCTTTTTCCTTACTGAATTGAAAAGATAGCCATAGTGCTGTTTCTGAGATACGTCAGATCGCATATTCATTTCGTTCGCATGCAACACAGTATCAATAAACATAGAAAAAGCTTTATTGATGATATAAGCATCATACTCTGAGCCTGTTAGATCAACAGGCTCATTTTGAGCAGAGATGTTTTTCACGACATCGAACAGTTTCATTTAAAAGCACACCCCGCCATAATCTCAACTAAACACGCTGTGATATTAATTTCTGTGTTTGACACAAAGGCTTGCTTGTACTGATAATCAGCTAAGATCAATACTAGCTGAGCTACAGAATTAGGCTCAAGTTGACTTACAGACATTGCGTAAAGGTTTGCAAACAAAATATCTGGGCTGATATCATTGTTGTGCGTTACCCACTTACGGATCTCCGTAAAGTTCTTCTCTTTTAGATACTTAAACAGACTCTTATAAGCCTCATCATAAGACGATACAGTCTCATTATCCAACGTACCTGAAGAAGAATAGAACTGAAGCTCGTTGATAGTCTTTCTGAAGTCTGGGAAATATCTCTCAACAACAAGCGCAAGAGTCTTTTTCTCATACTCGACAGATTCTTTCTCTAAAATACTTTTAGTGATTTTAAAGAACTGACCAGCAACAGACGCTTTGTCTTCTTTTGATATTTTAAACTCTACGTGCGAACAACGTGAGCGAAGAGGTTCTAAGATTTTATTTGAGTAGTTGCATGTAAGAATGAAACCACAATTCTTAGAATATTCCTCCATAAAGTTACGAAGAGCAGGTTGTGTGGAGTTACGATTAAGCTCATCAGCCTCATCAAGAATAACGTACTTTCTAGTCCCCTTCATGGAGACACTGGAAGCATACTGCTTAATCTTAACCCTCAACGTATCAATGTTGCCCTCAAGCGAACCATTGATGACGATATAGTCACAACCTAGCTCTTCTAACATGGCTTTGGCTACTGTTGTTTTGCCACAGCCGGGAGGACCAGAAAATAAAAGATTTGGGAGATTCCCTTTCTCCACAAACCTTTGCAGCTTCTCTTTTATACTTTCTGGTAAAACGACATCATCCAGCTTTTTAGGACGATACTTCTCAACCCAAACGTATTGTTCAATCACTTGTCACCTCGAACACACACAACATAAAACAAGCTATCATCAACTTTACTAAAGATAGCAAAAGGCATATCTGCACTCATCGAAACGTTATAATCACCATCGATAAGCTTAATAGCATCAAATTCAAAAGAGATAGGATCACTCGTTTCGACACTACAATCGCCAATGATTGTTGTATAGTCATCGATTGTGCCATTTTCTTGATCAACAACTCTTGCAACAATCTTTCCGTCTACACACTGAAACTGAAGATCAGGCATACTCAAGAGCGCTGAAGCTTTACGTAACATAGATAAATCATTCTTAGTCAAGGTAAACTCAATATCACCTTTGACTGAGCTTGCTGCAGCAGCATCAAACTTCTTGTATATGATCATACTTTTAGAAGCATACTGATACTTTATACTATGTCTCCCAGACGTAATCTGGACGTACTTTTCTTGAAAGTCAAAGTCTGGATCTGGCATCATAGAAATTACATTTAAGAACCGTGAAAGCTCATATATGCCAAATTCTACTGGAAAGGTTTCATCAACTTCCGCATACGTAGAGACATTCTCATAAGGAGAAGAAGTCTGGATCGAAGACCCAGACTCTACATAGATCGAAGGGTTGATGCTTGAATAGTTTTTCAACAATTCAATCGTCGCTTTCGATATTTTCATCACTTTTTCGTCTTCTTAAGTTGTTTCACATCCGCAGTGGCAACAGCGCCAATCTGCGCCAATGCACCTAGACTACCACCAAAAATGTACGATCCGCAATGCTTAAGTTCCATCCAAGGACACAACCATACCTTCATTCCAGCCTTACGTGTGTTGTAACAGAACATGTAATCTTCTGACAAATAACGTTTTGATTCTGGATCAATGATACAATCAAAGTAAGCCATAATTTCTCTAGAACCGTCGAACTGAGCCGTTCTAACATGGTCAGGCTTATACTTGTACTCTGGATAAACTTCATCATACTTTTCGAAGGTCTCACGACGAATCATCATAAAACCTGTCCCTGCTTCACTTACCTCTACAGGCTCGTTAATAGGCACAGAGCTTTGCCCTGCTACAGGATTAAATACATAATCGCCAACAAATTGCTCTAGTGTATTTGGATTATCGTCAGCAACTCCTTGATCAACCGCAAGCTTAATCTTTTCCCAAGAGATATTCTTCTTTGGGTAAGGACCAGCAATAATGTCAAATTCAGAGTCTTCATCTTGCAAAGCCATAAGAGCAAGAACGTCTTTTGGATCAAACCCGATATCAGAATCAATAAACATGAGATGGCTAAACCCAGATCTCATAAATTCATCAACGCAATAGTTTCTAGCTCTAGTGATCAGCGACTCATTGAAAAGGTAATAAAATCGAATCTCGATATTATATTTCGCACAAACAGCAGCTAAATCTGCTGTCGATCTTGCAAACATACCATGACACTGACCACCATACATAGGTGTAGCTACAAACAATTTCCTTTTCTGTAATTCCTCAATTGAAATTTCAGTTTTCATTATCTACCTCGTTTTTCTGTTAAACAAACTTTTCACCATAATTGCCTTGGTACTCACCATTGCTTTCTGATTCCAGAATAAGGTACTGACCAATTCGAGCACCTTTTTTAATTTTAGCAGTTCCTGCAGTAACAATCATCAAAGCTACCATAGAACCTGTGTAACCCGTGTCGTAAAGACCTGAACAAAGATACACGCCATTGCGAATTAGTGTTGACCTACTAATCACAACACCTGCTTCAGACGAACCAATTTGTACTTTATTTTGCATCGTTACTTTGTAAGAACCGGGCGGCAATACGAAAAATCCATCAGCTTGCGCTGGAATCTTAGACGTAATTCTATGTTTCTTATCGTTTTCATCCAAGATAAAATCTGATGCTTCGATTTTTTCTACTTGATCTAAACGGATGTCAACCGCATTAGGCTGAACATCACCATCTTGAACTTCTGAGATTTTAGTATCTGTAAACTGTGATTCAGGATGTAGAAGCATTTTTACTTTCCTCTTCAAGAGTGTACATCATTAATATAATATAGTGCATTGCTTTTAACAGATCTTTTTTGTTTTTACCATCTTTTTTTCCATATCTAAGTAAATATTTTAAAGAATTATCCCTAGCAGTAGTTTCTAGTGACCCTAAAGATTGCCAAACATCAACCGCTTGAATGTCAGACTTATCGCTTGCGTAGTGTTGGTTGTAGGTTGACTCGATATACTCTTCAACCTCGAACAAAATTTCGCTCTCTCTGTATTTGAAATCTGTCATTTTTGACCTGATATCTTCTTTCTGTTTTTGAGTGCTTGCTGTCTGTGGTAAGACGTTGCTTTATTGTAGAACACCTGTCCGTTGATGTTGTCAATATGATGCAAGATATTTCTAGCAGTAAGACCGATGAATTTTTCTACGTTAAACTCACCGTTTATATCTTGGAATCTAATACGTACCCCTGAAGGTCTCTTGACCTTACATACAATATCACTTCTAGTAATATCTGTTTCTTCTAAAACAACTTCTTCACCAAAGGTCGTTGTAATTACTGGATTAAACATTGCATATATCGGATTAGTATCTAGAACAATTACTCTTGTATTAACTCCAATCTCATTTGCAGACAATGCTACAATTTTATACTCTCTGATTAAATTAATCATGTCTGTAGCTAAAGATTTAGGATCCTCTACAGGATTTTTAAAATCAAATGGATCTAACTTCTTAGTTAGGATATCAGCCTTTGAATCTACAATTACTCTATTTTCCATCATGCAACCCTACTAAAACCTTTCACTTTCTCAAATTTTAAAACATTGTCAAAGGAATCATATAGCTGATCTCCCTTGTGACTTATAATGATGATGTTTGACATATCATCAGTATCATTAATCAGCTTCATAAAGTCATCGGTCCCACCAGAATCCAATGACGAATCAAAAACCTCATCCATGATTAATATATTAGTTGATACACTATT